CATACCTTCGTGCACGACGCCAAAGCAAGACGCGATGCGCTTCAGGAAGAACTGTGGAAGACCCATCAGCAGCGCTGGTGCTATCCGTTCGTGTGGGAAGCGTGGTCCAGCAACTGGAGGAAAGAGGAATGAAAGGCGCTCCGCATTTCAAGGCGTGGCCGGATAGCGTTGACGGTCTTTGGAAGTTTTCTTTCCTCCGATGGCTCGGAGCGGTCTGTGATATAGACGTTCTAGTGGAGACAGGTACTTGCTCCGGTTCAACCCCGGTAGCCCTAAACATGGATTTCGAAGATATTTACACGGTAGAACTTGATTTGACGCGCTACGAGGAGTCTCGCCGCAGGCTTTTAACCTATCACAACGTCCAACTCTGGCAAGGTGATAGCCGTGAACGACTCCCCATGATGATTGCTTTAGCTCAGGATGGTCACAGGAAAATTCTCTTCTGGCTCGACGCTCACGCCAGCGGTTCCCACACTGCACAAGACAATCCTCTGTCGGATGAACTAAAAATCATCATGCAACTGTGTCCCGATGCGCTAATCGTGATTGACGACCAGATGAACGGAGACTTCATCGATGGGGAAGGACGCTACATCCTCGATGACGACGTGGATCTGACCGGCTGGCACCACGAATACCGGACTGGCGAAGTGCTGATGTACAAGGAAGGCCGCTACTCGATACCGCCGTTCGACTAATCGATCCGAAATACCCCGTTCTTAGAGATTTCGTAGTATTCACCGGGCTCGATGGGATGACCCTCGGTAGTCTGATTGATCCGATGGCCGTTGATTGCCGCCATGCGCTTCAATGTTGCTCCGGTGACGTACTGAACGATGGGATTGTCGTTCCCTTTGGTGATGGTCTGCTGATAGATACGTTCCAGTTTTCGTGCATTAATTTTGGTCTGGGCCTCCCGAACCTTGCGGCTTGCGCGATCTTGATATTCTTTCGTCCTGCCTTGCGCTTCTTGGCCGAGCGGATACGACCTATTTTGGCCATGCGCTCGGATAACTCCCGTTTCTTCTTGTCCTCGTACTCTTTTATGATCTGACGCTTTTCTTCGTCGGTTGCGGTCATGCCCCCTCCACAGGCAAATTGTAACACCGTTATAAGTTTCTATTGCAAGTTTCTCGTTCGCGGAACATACTCCCCGAATATGGACCTTGCCAAGCAGATGCGGGCCGCGCACCGCCTGGAACAGCAGGAACTTAAGGAAGAACGTATGTACGTGCGCTGGCTACTGTTCTGCAAGGGCCGGGGCAAGGACAAGAACCTGAACGAGCGGGACTCGCTGTTCATCAACCACCACGTCCACAGAGCCCACGACAAGTACCTCCTGTGCTTGCAGCAGGGCATCGACCATCGGGGATACTACGAAAAACTCATTGGCGACCCCGCGCATCCGTTGAATTTCCAGACCTACCGCATCCGCTGGTACGGCGGGGCGAAGTTTCACTACGTCAAAACCGATGTGCCAAAACTGATGAAAATGAAATGGGAACAATTGCATGAGCGAGATACCGAAGTGCGCCAACAGCGTGAAGGGCAATGGATGCACGTACTCAGACGTGAGATTGCTGAACGAGACGGAGGAAGCCTGGGTGTTCAAGTGCCACACGTGCGAACTGATTCAGGTGGTGTCGAAGGACGGAATCAGGGACAAAAGCCGGTTCGAAAGCGCCGCCAAGCGCCGGCAGGAAGCAATCGAGATGCAGCAACGGTGGGAGAAGCGTAGGAAATACTTCTGATGCCTCCACGAAGAAAACCCGTACCCGAAGAACCACGCCGCGGTCACGCCCCGCTTAAGTACAATCAGGATTTGGCCGAGCAATTCGGCATCGTTCCCGGTCCCGACCCGCCAAGAGAACTTGTAAAAGTCGATCACATTCCCACTCCGCCCGATGTAGAGATGCCTGACGCCCCCGCACGTGGAAAGAAGTCCGTGGACGCGAACCCTGAAGACAGCGTGATTACCATTCTCCGCGAAGAGATGGATGAGTTACGCATCCGCCTAGAACGCTTCGGGGTTCCGTTCACGACTGCGCAGCAACAAGATGTAGTGGACTACGCCATGTCCAGGTTAATGGGCTATGGTGGCGGAGGCGCGATTGCCAGACGGTAAAGCCATCCTGCCGATGAATCGCGTGACCTTGCAGGTCATCAAGTGCCTTCTGCACCACAAGGAATCGCGCTACCAGCTCGCCTATATCGAATCCGATCACCTTTTGATCTATACGTGCCTTTTATGTCCCAAAGGTGAAGAACTTGCCAGGATCAAAGTCGCAAAGGAGGAAAGCTGATGCCTAGAGGGGTATACGTTAGAAAAAGTTTACGCGAAACATCGCTGGACAAGATAGCCGGGATCAGGCGCGCAGCGGTAATGGAGCGCTGGAAGTCGGTGAAGGAAGAACAGGAGAAGTGGATCAAGCCATTCGAGGAACAACCTGTGGAGATAGCCTTACGCTATCTTGAAGACCTCCGCATCATCTGCGAGCGCGGCGGAACGATCCTGAATGCTCGAATAAACGACAACAAGAACATCAAGTGCTCAGGACCGCGATGCGGCAAGGACCTTACCGGAACGAGGCCCAACGGCATGCCCAAGTGGATCGCCAAGATGGACTTTCGGGACAAGAACAACCCTGAGATATTCCACTGCCTATATTACTGTTCCGAGTTGTGTCGGAACGAGTTCACGCGCAAGCAGATGAACAACGCCGTGTCGGACGGAAAATAAATGGATCTCGACGCAGTAGAGGTGTTTCTGGAACGGTTTCATATCCGCGATAGAGACTCACACAAGAAGATCAAGTTCCGCCTGAATACTAACCAAAGGAAAATCCATGAAGTCGCAAGGAAACAGCAAGAAAAAGGGCTACCAGTCCGTATACTGGTCGATAAAGCGCGGCGTGTTGGAGTGTCCAGTTGGACGGAAGGACTTCTATTTGCTCATTGCTGCTGGTTGCCTTCCGCTCACGCTCTCATCGCCGCACACGAGTTCAAAAGCTCGAAAGCGCTGTTCTCCATCCCTAAAGACTTCGCGAAGCAAGCCTACTTCCTCAATTTACGTGACGTCGAACGGGAAATCACTTTCCCACACGCTACAGGAGATTCTCTCCTCCAAATCATCACTGCTGGAAAAGATACGTCAGGACGGGGATTCACCCTCTCCGCTTTACACCTCTCTGAAGCGGCGCACCTGAAGTCCGCCGAGCCCTACACCTCGATCATTCCAGCGGTATCAAACCACAAAGACACCATCATCGTGATCGAGTCCACGCCCAACGGCATGGACGGAGATGGAGCAACCTTCTACGAAATGTGGCTGGACGCTATCGAGAACCGTTCTGAGTACGAAGCGGTGTTCCTCAGTTGGACCGACGACCCGGCTTGCGTTGCTGACGCATCTCTTGCTAAAGACGCACCACGCGACAAGGAAGAAAAAGCCCTACTGAAGCAAGGACTCACTAAGTCTCAACTGGCATGGAGAAGACTGAAGATTGCCTCGCCTGAATGCGGCGGCCTGGTTGAGATGTTCCACCAGGAGTTTCCCTGCAACTGGGAAGAAAGTTTCATCACCTCGGGATTCCCGGCATTTGAGGAATCAGAAAGGCAATGGGCGGCAAAGAATGTCAAGAAACCGAAGTGGCAAGGATTCATCGACCACACCGAAGACGGAAGCCTCAAGTTACGAGAACACGATAAAGGCGACTTCTGGATATGGGAAGACCCCATCCCCGGCCACTACTACTACATCGGCGCAGACGCGGCACGCGGAGATGAGGAAAAAGATGGCCGAGACTTTGCGGCAAATGTTGGATTCGACGGCAATACTGGACATCAGGTATTCCGTTACGCGGGGCATGTCGTGCCAGAAATACACGGGTGTTATCTCAACTCCCTTGGGCGCCACTATAATCGGGCCATGCTCAATGGCGAGCTTACAGGCGGATATGGCTACAATACTCTCTACGTTGTTCGAGACATTCTGCACTATCCGAATCTCTATCGCTGGAAGGGAAAAGACGACAAAGTTGGTGCATGGGCAACAGGAAAAAACGTCTGGATAGAAACCACCATGCACATCCGTACAGTGCTATTTGAGTCCATGCGCGCTGCGTTGCGAGAAGGATTCGGAACCCACGGAGAATACGGCGTAACGCTCTACGACGAGCAGTTGGCCGCGCAGATCAGGATGTGTACAAGGAAAGAGACTGGGCGCGTGGACGTGAAGAAAGGCCACGACGATATTCTATTTGGCGCGATGATCGCCAACCTGTCGATGCGCCAGTACGCTCCTCCGCGCAACGTCAATGTGGCGCAGACTTACGAGAAGGAAGAAGATTCAGAAGTCAGGTCCAAGATGGGCAAGCGCGGCGATGACATCGTGGATGATGCCGTGCACATGCTCAGTCGCCATCACGAGAAAATCATGAAGAAAGTCAGAGAGTTTCCGAACGAGGAGGAGTATGCCTAGTTACTCGATCAATTTAGCGGACTTAGCAACCTGCCACAGAATACTTATTTGCCTAGTGGAGCAAAGCAAGGGTGAAGTGCAATTCTGGGCGCAGGATTACGATGGGCTGGACAAAGGAAAAGTTTTGTCGCACTCTTACGACAGAAAGAAGGGCATAATCTCTCTTCGTGTGTCTTCAGACAATGGAGGCGCAGTAGTAGTTCAGCCGGAATCCCACGCATGGACGATGCCACCCCAAACCGCCCCGCTCGAAAGAGCAAGAAGCGAAGCAGCAAGGCAGGCGACGAGGACTCATGTCCCAACGGACGAGGAACTGGCGATCATGGAGGACGAGAACCAGAAGAGGCAGGAGTTAGCGAGGCTGGAGAAAGAAGGCAAGGCCCCACTGAGGATACGTACACAATCGTAAACGCCCGAGCGGTCTTGAACGCCATCGGATTAGAGTTCAACGAACTGAGCGAAACAAACGTAAACGATGCCTGGAAGCAGTACCGCAAGCGCCTGATGGAAAACTTCGGTATCCTTGCCGAAGTCATGTCCGCGAAAGACATCACCGAACTGTGCATGAAGATTGGCGAGAATATCAGCGGTAAAAGCGCTGACTCAGGCGGCATGACCCCACTCGATGAAACCAGAAACTTCTTAGGCACCAAACCGAGGGTGCAATGAGTTACACGAATTTCCGCACAGTCCCGGCCAGTGGCTCTCCGAAAGTCGATAACGACGCCACACCAAAAGATTTAAGAGTAAGGCAGATGGAGGAATTAATTCGGCAGTCGGAAGATGCGAGGAAAGAAGTCTACGGCGCGAACCACGAGCAGACTACCGCAAACTTCTATAACCTGTTTGAGTCCACCAAGCGCATGCCGTCCTACCGGCCGAAAATCTCCGCACCGCAACTACAGATTTTACTTCTCAAAGAAGCCGTAGAAACCACCGACCCGAATATCAGAATCAACATCCACAAAAACGGCGATCAGGACAAGGAAAGAGAAAAAGGCTTTCAGGAGCATTGGAGAAAGAACTTTTTCGGGTTACAACTTCTGATGGCGCAGGTATACGCGCAGTTTTCAGGGACTTCCTTCGTGCAGGCTGGTAACGATCCTCTGGCGCGACAAGGCAAAGGCAATGTGTGGATGCGCGCGCGGAAGCAAGACAGGATTTATGTCGATCCGGTAAGCCCTTGGTCTGAAGACTGGTCATGGTTGATTATCGAGGACAAGGTGTACATGGACCGGGTGAAGAAAGAGACTCCCGACCATACCGAAGAGATACGCAAAGAAGTAGCGCGCACCGTGAATCTTGCCGGCAGTCCTGCCGGATCGCTTGAGATGCCTCCCGGACCCATGTCCATTACCGCGAGAGGTCTGCCCTACGGCGGAGAAGAAACCACCACGGAAGGATTGCTCACTAGACGCACTGGATACTTCATCGATGTGACGCAGCGAGCAGTTACGGAAGCCGAGAAACGGAAACTCGAAGAGAAGAACCTTCCGGTGCCGGTATCCCTTCCTGCCTATCCGCAGGGACGGATGATCGTGGAACTTGAAGGCACGGTACTGGTAGACGGGCACTCGTGGGTGCCATTACCTGACATTTGGCCACTCGTTCCGGTATGGGCTCTCCCACCTTGGGACAATGTGTGGTGTCCCGCGCCGATGAAGTATACGAAGTCGCTGCAAGACGCAGCCGAGCAGCAGATGACCAACACCTACGAGAACGCTCGCAGGCTGAACAACGGCATGATGATTATCCACGAGTCAACGGGCTTAACCGCGAACTCGGTAGGCGGCATGCCGGGAGAGATTCAAGTGGTAGCGGCCAACTCCCAGCCAGGGACAGGCGTGCAGATTCTGTACCCTCCGCCATTTCCTCCGCAGATGATCCAGTATCCGCAGACGCTACTGGCCTTGCAGAAGGAACTCAGGGGCGCGACCGATGCGCGCAGCGGCAACATGGCGCCGGGTAATGTGGGACCGGACCTGTTCGAGGCCGCGGTAGCGCAATCGTCTTCAGGCACAAGGCTGACGACACGGTTCTTCGCCTATTCAGTGCAAAAGGTTTGCGAACTACTGTTCTACACCATGGGCATGAGTTACACGGAAGAACGGACTTTCCTGCGAGGAAAGAAAACGGCCCGCTGGACGCCGATTCAAGGCGACGACGATTACGAAGTGGATGTGCCGGTTGAGGGTATCAGGCCATTGTCAGAAGGCGCATTGCGTAATCTGGTCATCGAACTGAAGAAAGCGGGAATGATCGACACTAGGCACGGGTTAGAGATGCTAGACATTCCTGATGCTGATGAGATCGCTGATGCCAACGAGCAGGAACTGAAACTCATGGCACTGGCCAAGGGAATCAAGAAATGACCTGCTGGCGATCGATAAACTACGCCGCGACGTTCTATGGAAAATCCATTCAGCAAATAACGAGATGGTGCAAAGACGGCACGCTTGCTGACGCAAAAGTGCCTGTTT